GGAAGAGCTACAGACAGGCATCGGCGACGTGCTCGACAAGCAGGTTATTGCAGCAGAGCCGCCGCAGTTCACTCCGGAGCAGCAGAAGATCGAGGACGTCCTCAACGGACCAGCCTCGTCATTCGACTATAAAGGGCCGGCGCACATGGGCGGCGCTGGCAAGAAGTATCTGTTCACCGGGTCGGACGTCAAGGACTATCTCTTCAAACCGTCCTGGACGAAGGGTACCAGTAAGTCTGAGAAGTTCCGGGGCTATGCGCAGGAAGCGGCCAGCAAGCTCGGGCAACTGATCGATCCCGACAGCGCCGTGCCGATCAGGACGATAGAGCTGCCGGTCAATGGTCAGCCAGCCTTCGGCACGCTGCAACCAGTTTACAAGGTCGTGCAGGACGGCATCACGGACAGCAATCTAGCGACCGCGATGACGCAGCAGGGGCTGCAGAGGGAGCACGTCACCGACTGGCTGATTGGCAACTTCGACGCCCATAAGAACAATTTCATATATGCCAAAGATGCCAACGGAGATATGCAGCTCATGGGCGTTGACAAGGAGCAGGCCTTCCGCTATCTAGGCGATCCGAAGTCGGCGGTCATGGGCTACGATTATCACCCGAATGCTGCCTACGGCGAGAATGAGTCGGTCTATAATACGATGTTCCGGCAGTTCGCCCAGGGCAAGCTCGACCTGGACCTGCAGGCTCCTCTGCCATTCATTCAGCGGGCCGAGGCGATCAGCGACGACGATTACCGGGCTATCTGGCGTCCGTATGCTGAGAGCCTGAAGGGTAAAGGTCCGGATGCTGAGAAGATGCTCGATCAGATCGTGGCCCGCAAGAACAAGCTGCGGGAGACATACAGGAGCTTTTACCAGGACTTGCTCCAGGAACGCACAGGCACAGGCTCAGTCCAAAAGTTCAAGTTCATGGACGAGCCGGGCTTCGGCCAGCAGGAGACACAGGCGACGACGGCGCTGGACGAGAAGGCGCTCAGCCAGATGAAGACTCCCGGGCTTATGCAGATGGCAAAGAACAAAGGGATCAAGTATTACAAGAGCTTCAGCAAGGACGAACTGGTCGACGCACTGTCACACCCCGAGCACGTTGGCAGCCTGGAACTGAAGGTCAAGCAGCGGATCGCTGATGCGAAGGGATTGGCCGGAGCGCCGAGGCCGCATGAGGTTGAACCGCACAAGCCGCTGAAGCCCGAGAGTGCTGACGTACTGGAAGACTTTGACCGAGCGCTCAAAACTCCGTTTGGGGCTGTAGTCAGGCGGGATGGGGCGAAAGTCGAAGGCCAGCAGTACAATATACGGCGCATAAAGATGATCACAGGCCAGGGAGATCGGGAAGGTTATCAGGTGACAATGAAGGTGCAGCAACCGCTGCACAAGGAACTGGGTGAAAAGCTGCGACAGATGGGCGGCAAGAGCAGCGCCTTCGAGTTCTACAAGGGCGCCACATTCGACAAGAGTACCGGTCAGTACGTGTTCAAGGAATCGTCAGCTAACAGGGTTGGCGAGGCATTGCGGGCAGATCTGCCGAATGCGACGGTCTTCTTCAATGGCCGCCAGGGGAGCTATGCAATGCTGGGGCAATTGGAGGCGCGGATCTGGGAGCCGGATGGTGTCAAGGCAGCGCAAGCATTCAGGGGACTGACTAAAGACCTGGGCATTGAGGACGTGCTGGCTGAACCATCAGTAGAGGATGAACGGCTGCTTAAGCTGTCACGGCTTGCTTGGCAGCAGTGCCCGCAGGAACTGGCGCAGTTGGCGGGAGATCCGCTGCACAGGGACACTTTTGCGCTTGAGGGCGTGCTGAAGACGGCAGGCATCGATCCGGCAAGAGCCGACAAGATGATTCCGCAGGAAGTCTATCCAGGATACAAGACATACGTCGAGCCTGGGATCAGCAAGGAATATAGAAAGCTGGGAGCGAAGTACCTCTGGGCTGGCGTAGGCAGCGACGTTCAGAACGTGGCGAACATGCTGGGGGTCAGCGACACGAACGGGATGCTCTCCACGCTGAGACGATACCAGAACGGCATGATTGGAAAGGGCATCAGCGAAGGATCGGATATCGAAACAGGGGGCGCTGACAACGCGCTGGTCAGGCTTGCCACGAAGAATACTGTCGGCAGCGAGAAGTATAGCGATGCACTGGGTGGCAGTGGCTACCGTATATGTTACGATCTCAAGGAACTGGAACGCACCGACTGGTATGCCTATAATGGGGACCAGTTCGGGACAGCCAGGGGCAGCGCGTTCGACAACCGCAAATCGTCGACAGATATTATCAGCAGTATCGTCAGGAGTTGGTCCAGTAGCAATGAATTCATGTTCAGGCGCGGGGTGTCGCTGCAGAACCTTTTCGAGGTCAATGCTGATTCAGATTATGAGCGGGATGCCCTGATTGCGGAACTGAAGCGAAAAGGCATCCAGGAAGTGAACGGCATACCCGTTGATAAGCTGGTTGTAACTAAAATGACACATTGATGACACATTGAGGGTGAGTCAGGGTGATCAACGAGCTGGCACTCTACCGGGTGCATATACCGGAAATTGAGGATTGGGCGGTCGCCAATGGGCAGGAGCCGCCGCTGGTCATGGGAGTCTGCCTCCGGGTGTTGGATAAGGAGGTCGGCTTTCATGACACGAACCGCGGCCATGCCTTTGCCGGTCACATGGAGAAGGAAACACCGGACGGTTTTATCTGGCACCGGATCGAGCCAGAACTGGAGCCGCATGACATGGGCATGATCCGTTTCGTGATCGTGGACCTTCCGACGTTCGAGAAGGAATGCCGGCCCCGGATCATTGGCTGGCTGCCGGACAAATTCAGCAGCACCGCCGAACTGTGGGAATTCTACCGCAGAGCATACAAGAATGCGGGTTATCATGGATAAGCCGGAAAAAACGAGGCGCTACAAGGCTCTCAGGCGTTTTAGAAAAGGGCGTCAGGTATAAACATACCAGGCCGGTGAATATCGACAGCCCTGGGGCAAATATGAAAGAGGTAAAAAACCAGCAATAGCAACACTTTGCTGGTTTTTTTATTTAGGGGGTGATGCATTACGCAGGTCACGGTCGATATCTTAAAGTCGGATTTAAAGAAGCGCTACACACTGGGCGAGGTCTACGTGCCGAACGAATTCGACACGCAGGGAGACATGGCGACGGCGGAAGAGATCGAGAAGGCGGCCTGGAACTACATGCGGCGGCTGCAGGGGTTGGACCCGGTGACGAAGACAGCCAGGTCGATGCTCCAGCATCTTGTGAAGGCGGCGCAGGCCGGATCAGGGATCACGGTGGACATAACAGAATTCTGGTCGGACGTCGAAAAGGGCGCAGCAGCGATCAACGACATGCACGAGCGGGACCTGGCTGGCGAGCAACCGGAAATCGTCGAGAGCTATCTGTCGCCTTCGGACTTTACGCTGCAGGCGCATGACGGCTCGCGGCTGGTCAAAAGGGGAACGTGGATGCTGGGTGTGGTATGGCCGGAGCAATACTTCCAGAAGATCCTGCGCAGGGAGCGCACCGGCTACAGCATGGAGGGTAAAGGGAGGCGAGTACCGGTTGGCTGAACAGCAGGAAGATCCGAAGCATGCGCTGTACGACCTGGACATCGTGGCCGTAGCTGGCGTGGACAGAGCAGCAAATAAGCGCCAGTTTCTGGTAGTCAAGAGGGCAGACGCAGAAGGGGGTGAACAAGTGGCAGACAAGACCAAGACAGAGGACGGCGTAGAGTATCCGGCTGCAGCATACGCCTACGTGCCAGATCCGGACGAGCCGAGTGGCTGGAAGATCAGGCTCTGGGATAAGACCAAGAAGGAGACAGCAGCGCAGATCGGCGATGCGGTGGCAGCGCTGGGTAAAGGCTTCAGAGGCAAGAAAGCAGAGATTCCTGCTGCGGATCTGCCCGGCGTCAAGGCAAAGGTCAAAGCGGCGTGGAAGCGGGTCAACCCGGACGCGAAACAGGAAGACGTCCCCGAGATTTTCAAGGCGAGGCAATCGCTCCTGGAATTCCTCAAGAAGTTTTTGGGGGCAGCAGCGGACAACGACGACACCGGGCATGCCCGATCGTTTTCGGATGTTGCCGGAGACAAGGAGAAGGACCAGGTAGTGTGGCAGGCATTATCCTCGCTCCAGGAAGCGCTTGATTCCATCCTGGACGACGATGACGTCAAGGACAAGAAGGGCGCTGCAGAGAAGGCGCTGACGGAATTCCGTGACCACCTGGACAGTAACGGCATCTTCAAGATCGGCCGGCGCATGAACGCAGAGAAGCTTGGCAACTTGAAGGACGTCCACCAATCGATCGGGCACCTGATCAACTGGGCGGAGGCACAGGATAACGACCAGTCAGGGAACGACGACACCGGGGACCAAGACGGTGCAGGGGCGGACGGCGACAATGGTACCGCTAATGGTAGCGAGGCTGGTGACGGCGAGGGGCCGGGCGCTTCCGGCGATGCCGAGAGCGCAAACAATGACCTGGACCTCGGAGGGCAGGTCAGCACGGACAAGCGGGGCAAGAGACCGACTACAGCAGGAAAGGAAGGTGTGAACGTGGAGAAGAACCAGGAGGATATTTTCAAGGGCGAGATCGCCGCCCTCAAAAAGTCGAATGAGGACATGGCGAAGGCGAACGCGACGATCATGGCGCAGCTGACTGCTCAGGCAGAACTCAACAAGTCTGAGAAGGATCTTCGGATCAAGAACGAATGCGTTGCCAAGGCCGCAGGATTCAAGTACCTGGCGACGCCGACCGCTGAGCTGGGCGAGATGCTCTACAAGGCGCAGCAATCGATGAGCGCCGAGGACTACGCCAAGCTGGAGGCGACATTCAAGGCAGCGAACGAGGCCGCCAAGAACGCCGGGGTGTTCAAGGTAATCGGCTCCGATGCCGCAACCAAGGGCGGCGGAGCGGTCGAGAAGGCTGAGGCGCTGGCCAAGGAGACGGTCAGCAAGTCAGGCGGCAAACTGAACCACGCAGCGGCAATGGCCGAGATCTTCAAGAACGACCCCGAGCTGTACGCCGAGTACGACGCCGAGCAGAAGGCTGGCGGGATGGACGATCGGGACGACGGCGTGAACGAGTAACAGCCTGACGCACAGCGCAGGCATCGCCTAACTTTGGAATAACGACTAAAAAGGGGGAAGACAAATGGCTTTCGAGCAGCCGCTTTTCGCACCCGCGGGCCTGGTTGCCAACAGCGACCTGAGCGCCAAGGGGTACATCTTCGTCAAGATGGTCGGCGACATGCTGGTCGACGCTTGCAGCGCCGTAACAGACAAGCCGATCGGGGTCGTCCAGAACGCACCGGCAGCAGGGCAGACAGCTGAGGTCTTATCACTCGGTGTCAGCAAGCTGCAGGCCGGATCTAGCGACCTGGACTTTGGGAATTCGATCGGCACGGACGCAAGCGGCAACGGGGTGCCGTACACGGAGGGCGCAGACACGACCAAGTACATCTGCGGCCAGGTGATTAGCACCGGCGTCGCCGGGGCGGTCGCTTCCGTGGCGATCAACTGCATGGTTCCGCACCGGGGGGCGTAACAGAAAAGGTTAAGACGCAAGACCAAAGAGCGCCAAGGGGCGCTTTTTGATTTGAACCCAAAACAGGAAGGAGTGTAAACGATGCCGCAACCGACTTATTCACAGATCCACGTAAATGTACCGTTGACATTTATGTCAATCGCGTACATTCAGGCCGCGGAGGGCTTCATCGCAGACAAGGTCTTCCCGCTCGTCCCGGTGGACAAGCAGAGCGACCGCTACTACACCTACAACAAGAACGACTTCATGAGGGATGAGGCGCAGGAGCGGGCACCCGGAACTGAATCTGCAGGCGGTGGGTACAACCTGGACAACACGCCGTCATACTACTGCACCATCTGGGCGTTCCATAAGGACGTTGCCTGGTATCTTAGGGCGAACGCCGATGCCGTGCTGGACATGGACAGGGACGCCAGCATCTTTATTACCCAGCGCATGCTGATCAGCAGGGAACGTCAGTGGGTCAAGGCGTACTTCCAGCCGGGCGTCTGGGGAACGACCGTTCAGGGCGTCGCATCGGGGAACGTCCCCGGGGCCAGCTTCATTCAGTGGAGCGACTACATGAACAGCGACCCGATCACAGACATCAGGGTCGGCCGCATGATGGTCAAGCAGCAGACCGGCTTCCTGCCGAATGTGCTGACGATGTCGGAATACGTGTTCGAAGTCTTGAGCAACCACCCGGATATCGTCGACCGCTACAAGTACACCACGAACAGCGTGATTACCGAGGAGATGCTGGCGAAGCTCTTCCGGGTCGACCAGCTGGTGGTGGCGGGCGCGGTCTACGCAAGCAACGAGGAAGGCCAGACGGCACAGTATCAGTTTATCAGCTCCAACCATGCGCTGTTGTCCTACGCACCGAAGAGCGCAGGCATCTTGCAGCCGAGCGCGGGGTATGTCTTCGCATGGCGCGGTCTGACCGGCAATATGGTCGACCGGCAATCGGCCGGCTACGCGCTGGCGATCGACAAGTTCCCGATCAGGCGGCTCAAGGTCGACCGGGTCGAGGGAGAGATGGCTTACTGCTGCAAGCAGACAGGGTCAGACCTGGGCTATTTCTTCGAGAACGCAGCCGCCTAACAAGCGGTAGCGGCAGGGGGCGAACCGAATGGAACAGCAAGTCGTGCACAGGCGCTTTACATCTGGCGGCGTCTACCGTCAGAGCGGCGAGGTAGTCGAGCCGGTGGGTCTTACGGACGTCCGGCTCAAGAAGATGCAGGGCCAGCGCTACCTCGCTCCCTACACGGGGAAGGCTTTCGAGTGCTCCAGCTCCGGGTGCGATCGGAAATTCAGCACGCCGGAGCTGCTCGAAGGCCATACGCTGGAGGCGCATACGAAAGGGGGGCAAGACAGCAATGAGATCACTACCGGGAACGACAAAAGCCCAGCGACTAATCGTGCAAAACCGGTTCGATAAACCGGCGCACGTGGTGGCAGGGGTGGCTGGATGGGAAGCTGAGACATTCATCGAGATCTTCTCGGACGGCTCGCTGCAGCAGGCGGCAGCCAACAGCCAGAACGTCATCGGCGCAGCGAAGGATAACGTGGTGGTCGGCGGTAGCGGATTCCTCGATACAGAGGGGATCATCACCGTGCTGGCCGATTCATCGGCGATCGCAGCGCTGGCAGCGGTCAAGGTCGGCAGCAATGGGCGAGCAACGGCGCTTAACACTTCGGCGCTCACCCTAAACGCTGTGGAGACCGGGACAGCTACAGCATTCACGCAATCGGGGGCAGGAAAAGTAACTATCCAGCAGGCGGTAGACACGCCGGGCGACCGTGGCAGGGGCATTGTGATCGTGGGGGCGAGCGCAGCAGGAGCGGCCCAGTTCGAGACGATCGTGCTGGGCAACCCAACCACGACCGTGGTGTCGAGCGCACTGACGTATTCAACGATATCCGGAATGTTCATGGCGGACGGCCGCAACCTGGGCGCAAGCAACGTGACGCTGAAGACGGCGGCAGCAGGGACGGCGACGATTGCCACGCTGACAGGTGGCACGAGCCAGAAGGGTGCACAGATACCGACGTCGATCGAGGCATTCTGCGAGCAGGTCACGCACACGAACAGCGCCGATGCAGTAGACGTGACGCACCTGACATTCTACGGCTACAATGCCAGCAACGTGCTCACGGCAGAGCGGGACGTCCTGGCTGGGGGCGGCGTGGCAGCGCTGGCCGCTTGCACGACAACCGCATTCTGGAAGCAGGTGCTCCGCATCTGCACAGGGGAATTCACGAACGCAGCGACAGGGGTGCTGACCACCGTAGCCGACGCAGCAGGCCTGAAGGTTGGCAGGGCGCTGTCGGCACCGGCAGCAGAGGGCGCAGCGATGCAGGTCTACCTGACGCCGAACGTCTAAGGGGGCGGCCAGCATGCCAGAGACATTTCCGCTGACGGCAATGAGCGGAGACTGGACCTATAACGCCCAGCCGGACACAATCCCGCTGGACGAGGTTCGGATCGAGATCGGCGACGTCGACCCAACAGATCCGCAGCTCCGGGATACGGAGATTAACCACTATATCAACATCTACGGCAACCGGGGGAATGCGGCAATCTATGCAGCGATCGCCTGCTGCCACGCACTGGCGGCAAGGTACAGCCGCAAGGCAAACAAGGCGATTGGCAAGCTGAGGATCGACCTTTCCGACATCGCCAAGAGCTACCGGGACCAGGCGCTGGCGCTCAGGAGCCGGTCGGGTGTCACGGTGCAGCCTTTTGCAGGCGGCATGGACCTCTCGGACAAGGACGCATACTTCCAGAACACCAGCATCACTCAGCCGCTTTTCACCAGGGCCATGATGAGCATCAACCAGGATGAGACGAACGAACCGATTCTGCCGGACTAGGAGGCGACCGGACATGGACAGGGACCTGATCGACCTCCTGAATTTGCAGGTCACGATCAACCCGTGCACGGATGTCAACGAATATGAGGAGCCAGTCTACGGATCGGCTCCAATTGTTTTGCCGTGCTACGTCGACAGCACGATCAGGATGATCTACAACAAGGAAGGCCTGCTGGTCACGAGCACGGCGCAGGTCTATCTGAACAACACGTACATCGACGGCGACGGCAACACGCAGCCGGTGACGATCGGAGAACGGGATCAGATCACGCTGCCGAACGGGAAGCAGCCGCTCATTTTGGGCATCCTCCCATCTTACGACGAGCAGGGAAATCTTTACGCCTGGGAGATCGATACATGAGCGACAAGATTATCATCAAGGTCAAGGGGCTGGATGAATTTTACAAACTGCTGCAGCAATCAGGGAAACAGGCACCGCAACTGGCGGGGCAATGCCTATACCCGGAATGCGAGATCATCATGACAGACAGCAAGGATAAGTACTGCCCGGTGCTGACGGGAGCGCTACGTACCACAGGACGGGTCGGGGAGCCAGCAGTGGAGGGCAAGTCGGTCACATGCGAGCTAAGCTACGGGGGACCGGCTGCGCCCTACGCTCTGGCGGTGCACGAGGGATATCCAGCACACACGATCACGGTCAAAAACAAGAAGATACTGGCTGCGCCGGTCGCGACGTATAAGGGGAAGACGCCGCCGAGCGCTTATGGATCAGGCCAGTTTCCGATGCTGAGCAAGGATGGGAATTTCGTCCTGTTCGGTAAAACGGTTCACAACCCGGGCTACAAGGGCAAGAAGTATCTGTCGATGCCAATTAATGCAGCGCTGCCGGGGCTGCCAGCGAAGCTGCTGGCTCGGTTGCAGAAGATTCTCTTTAAACAGCAGAGCAATTCCTCAGGGACGGAGCAGACGCTGGAGAGCGGCGGCGAGACCGGCGAGGCAACCACGGAATAGGGGGCGCTGGACATGCTGACAGAGGACATCGCTGCGCTGCTGACAGCCAATGGCTTCAGCGGCAGCACGATATGCGAGGGCTTCTACCCGGGCGAGCCAGATGACGTGATCACAATTTACGAGATGCCGGGCAAGCCTCCGGACCTTTACTCGCCATGCGAGTACCCAGAGATTCAGATCAGGGTGCGCAGCAAGAGTTATGCAACAGGTAGATCGGTGTCGGAGCAGATCTATGAGCTGCTGCACGGGCAGGCAAACGTCAAGCTGGGGCCGGGGCAGACATGGTACCTGCTGATTGCGGCGCTGCACCAGCCGCAACCGATAGGACGGGATCAGCTCCTACGGGCTGAGTTTTTCTGCAACTTCAGGACGATCAAGGAAAGAACCTGCAGTTTGCAACTAGGCGGTATCGCTTCGCCGAGCGCACTGGGAGCGCCGGATAGCATGTAGGAACAGGACGATCAGGGAGAGGAGCGAAACATAATGAGCAGTTCTATCTCAGGCAAGAATGGAGCGGTCATGCTCGGAACGAACAAGGTCGCCGAGATCAGCGACTGGACGATGGACTTCGACGTCGACAACGTCGATGTGACGAGCTTTGACAGCGCAGGTTGGAAAGAATTCCTGAACACGCTGGTCGCATGGTCAGGCAAGCTGGAAGGTAACGCGGTCCCGGGCGACACGACCGGCCAGCAGGCGATATTCATGGCAGCAACCAATGGGGCGTCCGGCGCAGCGACGCTGGCGGCGGTCTTCAAGATGACGACAACGGTGCCTACATTTACAGGCACGATACTCGTCAAGAAGGTCAGCTACGATGTGCCGGTGGCAGACAAGGTCAAATTCAGCGTGGACTACCAGGGCACAGGAACGCTGACCCCGGCATGGTCATAAGGGCGGGTGACTAAAATGACAACCCTGAAGTATCTGGGACCAGGGCTGTACGTTGACCCGCGCTTCATGGCGCACCAGGGGAACCTGGTCGCATTCACGGACAGCGAGGCAGAGCAGCGCCTCAAGGAGAAGGCACCGGACGGCAGGGACAAGTGGGCACGGACGACGCCGGAAGCGCAGGGGGTGAAGACCGATGGCGATATCGGGGAAGACCGGGGCAGTTTACGTGCCGAGTGGAGAACCGGTGACTTTCAGCAACCAGGCGACGATACCGGACTCGACATATAACAATTACAAGATCGTCAACGACGCCTATTCATGCTTGGTGCCGGGGTCGGTAACGACAGTCAAGGTGAACGGCACTATCCAGACGACAGGGTTCGTCGTCGAAGGCGCAGGCGGCAACATTTACTTCCCGGTGGCGCTTACGTCGGGCGACGTGGTGACGGTTTCGGGCTTTGCGCAGCCGATGACACAGGCCGGAGGCTTCTTTGAATGGTCAATCGACATGGACATTGATAACGTCGACGTAACAACATTCGAGAGCGCCGGTTGGAAGGAATTCCTGAACGTCTTGGTTAGCTGGAGCGGCAAGGCGCAGCGGTACTGGGGAGACAGCATGTTCTGGGAAGCGCTGGCAGCAGAAGCGCCGATGTGCCTGGTCTTCTATTTACAGACAGGCAGCACGAAGGATAGACTGCAGACATACGGGCTGATCAAGAAGCTCAGCTACGATGTGCCGGTGACAGGGGTAGTCAAAGAATCGATCGACCTTCAGGGCAGCGGGGCGCTGTTCTACAGACAAAACTAGGAGAGGATCAGAGGATGCGAATCGAAAGGGCAACAGTGGGCACCCGGCAGATCGAGATCAGAGAGAAGAAGATCAGCGAGATCCGGGAGGAGATCATTCCGAAAATCGAGGGGTTGTTCAACGGCCTGGATAAGCTGAGCACGAAGGATCTGGTCGGCATGTTCGAGGACAAGCTGATTGACTTCATACCAGAGCTGACGCTCAGCGACATCGAGGACGGATATCCGTCCGAGATCGAGAGGGTTGTGGAGGCATGGCTGCGCGTAAATTTTACTGGCGTGCAAAAGGTAATGAAGTCGCTACTGCCTTTAGCACAGATGGGTACGCAGCGCTTTCTCTCGTCGTCGGCGCAGAGTTTGGCTGGCGACCCAGCGACATCGGAGACTTCTACGCCAGTGATCTAGAAGCAGTCCTGAAGCGGCTGCCGGAGATGCGGAAGGCCAGGTCATACAGGGAAATCTACCCGGCCGCATTTTTGGCAGCCTCTGTTTATAACATGTTCAAGGGGAAGAAAGATGCGGCAGCGAAACCGGAGGACTACATCGGAGAGCCGCCTTGGAAAAACAAACAGAATGCCAAAGAAACAGCGCCTGACGACCCAGCGGCGGAGCAGGCGCTTATTGAAGACGCAAGAGCGAAAGGACTCAGTGGTCCGTGGTGAGCTGGCTATCTCGCCAGGAATAACCGCAATCCCGGCAATGGTAACTGTTCTTTGTCGGCACCTTGAAGAAGGCGACGAGAGCGAGCAGCGCAAACGGGATGGCGATCACTTTGGCGATCAGGCTAGGGATCGCCAGGCAGATCAAAACGATGATCACAAAGAAGAGACCGTCTACCCAGCCAGCAGAAGCGCGCACGCGGGGCGAATTGCAGCGGGGGCATGGTGTCCAGTTATTCATTTGGAATTTCCTCCTTTCACGATAACGTTCCCGTAACGTTACCATAGCATAGCAGCACATGGCAAGGGGGTTAACTGATGCCCGGAGCAGGTGGAGCAGCGCAGCAGATATTATTCAGCATGGGGATCGACACGACGCAGTATGGCCAGGGGCTGGATACAGCGGGCAACAAAATGACCAGCTTCGTGTCGGGTGTCAAGAACGGCCTCAGCCAGATGGCAAGCTCGCTGATAGGTATCGGGGCAGCAATTGGGAGCGGCTTTGGCATAGACAAACTATTGCAGAACGCCACGAGCTACGGCAGCACGCTTTATGATCTTCAGACGAGAATGAATATGACATCTTCGCAGGCGGCACAATTCGCTAACATGCTCCAGCTGGCAGGTACGAGCAGCGACTCGTTCTCAACGGCGATGGAACGTCTCGACCGGAGCTATGAATCAAGCAGCACGGCCGGAAACCTGGCGAAGAATACACTGGATGCGCTGGGCGTCAGCCTTAAGAACGGCGCAACGGGACCGTTGAAGAGCTGGAACGATCAGCTGGCGGCGCTGGCGAAAGGGTATCAGATAGCGAATGCTGGGGGATATGGTCAGGAATTCATGACTAACGTCTTCGCAGCACGAGGCACGGACATGGCCAGCCTGCTGCAAAATTACCAGGCATATAATGCAGCAGCTTCGCAGGTGACGGACAGCGGCATGAGCACCACGCAGGCCAAGCAAACACAGGTTGACATGGATTCACTGAAGATATCGATGGAACAGCTTGGATATGTGGCGTCAGCATCGCTGATGCCGATAGCGACGACAATCATACCACCGCTTGTAAAAATCATCGGCATGCTGGCTGTGGCTTTAAGAAGTGTGATGCCCTACATTTTGGGGCTGGCTGCGGTGCTGGGCACGCTCTCGGTGCTGGTACTGGCACGGACGTGGATCATATGGTTTGTGGACGGATTATCCATGATGATGAAGTCGGAGACGGTGGCGGCAGCGGTCACAATTCTCCGAAACGCGATCCTGGCATTAAACGTCGCATTTGAGGAGAACCCGATCGGGCTGATCTTAGGAATAGTGGCAGCGCTTATCTTGCTTGGCTTGGCAGCGATGGGCGTCGACAAATGGCTCACGAAGATCGCACAGGATACCAATACCGCCTTTCAGCAGGGCATGGGACAGAACATGACGACGCTCAACAAGCAAATGCAGGACGCACTGAACAACGTCCAGAAGCTGGGGGCCAGCTTTGACGAGCTGTACCAGGTCGGAACGGATATGGATCTCCCCAATCTGGCTGATTTGCCCGGTCAGGGTGGCGGAACGACGACAACACCGACAGGCGGCGGAGGGCCATCGCCAAAAACAGTACCGACAGTGATGCCGAATGCTCCGTGGAAACCGCAGAAACCACCGAGCGGGGGCGGACCTGGAGGCGGCGTCCCGATCGTGGTACCGCCGCCACCGGAGGGCGCATGGGACTCATTCTGGGAGAAGATCAAGAAGAACTGGGACGAGGTCAAAAAGAAGTTGGGTCAGGCATGGCCGCCAATTCCTGTCCCGGATCTGGGTGCTGCGCTGGCAGCGGTTTGGGCGAAGGTCGTAGCAGACGCGCTGAAGGCGAGGCAGGACATCGAGAACGCACTCAGGGGGCTGAACCCTTTCCCGACGCTTGAGGCGCTCGGAGCAGCAGCATGGGCGAAAGTTAGGGCTGACGCCCAACAAGCAGGTAGAGACATCGAGAACGATCTCAAGGGGATCAACCCGTTTCCGGCGCTGGAAGCGATGGCGGTAGCGGCATGGGCAAAGATCAAGCTGGATGTCAAGAACGCAGCATCAGCGATCGGGAGCGCGCTCAAGGACATCAACCCGTTCCCGATTCTGGAAGCAGGGCTGACGGCAGCGCTGGCGTGGATGCTCAATGCATGGAAGAAGCACAGCACGCTGATCATCGCAATCTTCGTCGGCCTCGGGGTAATTCTGGTCACAGTTTTGTCAGGCGGCCTGGATATTGTAGGCGCAGCTCTCGCAGCGCTGGGCGCTGCTTTTGTCTCAGGCTTCGGAGCGATTGCAGTGGGGGCAGAAGGAGCGGCGTCAGTCATGGGGCTGGCGATCGGGGGTGGCCTGGCCGCGCTCGGAGTGCTGGCGGCACATTTCAAGGATCAGATAATTGGCTTCTTTCAGGAGATCCCAGCGAAGGCGCAACAGGTATGGCAGGATATCGCTACGTCATACACGAGCCTGATAGGACAGCTGCCAACTGAAACGAGCAGCGTGGTCGACAGCATAAAGGGCTTCTTCGCTGGCATCGGGGCAGGTTGCTCTCAGGAATTCCAGGCGATTGTTCAGGCATTCTCAAGCTGGGTCGGACAGCTGCCGGGGATCGCGCAGGGCATAGTTCAATCGGTCATCGGAGAGTTTCAGAGCATTGTGGCAGATGTATCCAGCATTTTCAATAGCATCGTTAGCGACGCCAACAACGTCGTGAGCAGCATACGGGGCGTGGTCGGCAGCATGGGCAGCGCCATTGGCAGCGCTTTTGGCGGCGGCAGCAATACACCCATGCAAGGAGCCAGCGGCGCTGTACCGGCCATGCCGCAGGGCAGCACATCGCTGGGATCGATGTGGGCGCAGGAAGGGATCATACCGAGCTACGGCACAGGCGGCGAGGTTTCTAGCCCACAGCTGGCGCTGGTCGGCGAGGTTCCCGAGTACATCATTCCGAAGTCGCAGCTTTCGGGGATGCTCGGCGCAGCGGCGGCCGGAGGGGGCGGCAGCGGGGCGCAGATAGACTATGCAGCGATGGGGACAGCAGTAGCGGCGGCGCTTGGCTCGGCAAAGATCGAGGCAATATTCGCGCCGACGCGGGCCGGGCTGCTCAACCTTAACAGGCAGATGCAGCCGGTCAACCAGGCTGAGACGCTGCGGAGGGGAGGCGCAACCTCGTGAGCGTGGTAGGCATCACGATAGCAGGCGTAACGATCAAGCCGCCGTCGACGTTCAACCCGGAGTATTACCCGCTGACAAAGGGCGGCAGAACGACGGACGGCACAATGCAGCTCGATTTCCTGGCCAACAAGATCAAATTGACGTTCAAGTACGCAGCGATCGCAGGGGGCGACTTGCACCCGATTATGGCAGCGCTGCTGGCCAACCTTTTCATGACGGTCACGATACCAGACCAGGGAGGCAGCACATCGATCACATGCTACAGGGCGAAGCTGGCGCTGGGTAACCTCGTCAGCCAGGCAGGGACGTGGATGTACAAGGACGTCGAGATCGACCTCATACAGCAGTGAGATTGGGGCAGATGGCGACACATAATTTAAACGCTAACAGCGTTAGATTGGCCCCAGGTGAAGAGCAAAATACTTTTTGGTAGGGACTTACCCGGGCGCAAACAGGAGGCGAGCACAGCGTGATAGCAGTATCGGACGCGTACAAGGCAGCGATCATGGCACCGAACCGCAACATCATACCGAAGGTGCTCGTTTACTTCGACGGGGACGATGCAACACCGGTCGAGTTCGACAGAGCAGGCTGCACCCAACTGCATCTTCTGGACGAGGTAGGGGCAGACACAAGCAACCCGCTGGGGCTGGTAAGCGCGAACGAATTGACGGCAGGCCTTAACAACCAGGGGCGACCGCTCACGCCGACAAACGTGGACTCGCCGTACTATGGGCTGCTGACGCCGAACATTCTGGTCAAGGCATATATGGGTGTACAGGTGGTCATGACGACATGGGCGGCATACACGGGCGCAGCGCTGGACTCGCTGATTGCACCGACAATGCAGAGCGGATGCTACTACAAGAACACGGCAGCGGACGCAACGACGGGACGATTAGAACCAGTATGGCCTACGACGGTCGGAGAGACGGTAGGAGACGGCAGCGCGGTATGGCAATGCATGGGGCCGCTATTCGAGGAGATACCGCTCGGCGTTTTCAGGACGACGGACTGGTCGACGCCCAGCGCCACGCTTGAGGCAACGGTCGTCTGCGAGGATCTGCTTTACCAACTAGGGCAGCTAAATGTGCCAATGCTGCACGTGCTGCAGAACACGACGATCGGCGGATTGTTCGCGCTGCTCTTTACGGCGCTCGGCTTAACAGAAGATCAGTACGAGATCGACGCAGGACTAGACCAGCCGGTGACCATCGGCTGGATACCAGACGACAGCTATTCGACGGTGGCCAACACGACGACGACATCGGAGACCACCAACTCAGTCACGGGGGCGACGACGACGACGCCGGTCCTGGACGCGCTGCAGGCGCTGGCGGTCGCAGGGTGCTGCTGGGTCACGTGCAACCGCTATGGCAAGATCAAAGTACAGTCTATCTTCACGCCGGACACGCCGGTCACAACATGGGACCAGGGCAGCATGATCGACGGAGCAGACAACCCACAGAAGTATCTGAACATTTACAGCCAGGTCGTGGTCAATTACAACATGCCATACATCCAGGACTCGGAGACGGTGCTGGAGTTGCAGAACCAGGTCATTCCGAGCGGGACGACAACGCTGGCCAACCTCTGCTTTACAGACGGTCCGGTGATCAACGTGGACTCGGTCACGCTGAGCGGAGCGGTCACATCTCGGATCACGGGGATCGCATGGGGAGCTTGGACGCTCACCCTAACAGT